TTCAAGTGACGTGAAATGACTGACAATGTCCCAGGGATCCAGTCCATCGCATTGAGCATAAGTGAGTAAGGCATATCTGGCATGAAATGAAAAACTTGGCATGTCCCTGAGTACCTGTGGGAAAATAATGTTATACCCACAGGGACGGGGACACACGTCTCTATAAATACAGGCCATGCCCCGCACTAAGTGCCAACTTTTCCAACTTTTGTTTCATTTTACGTAAAATGTACTCCCGCACCCCCTATCGCCGCAGGCGTTTTACAACACGACGCGCGTCCCTCCGGAGAGCAGCCCGGACGAGCTTGCCTCGGAAGGGATGGAAAACGCGCAGACGTGTATCTTATTTGGCCCGCCGCAGGCGACCTGTTGGCCGTAAGGCCCTTTTGAATGTGACGTCTCGAAAGAAGCAGGATAATATGGTATCCTGGACCCAGGAGGGGATCTCCACCGCAGCAACCGGGTTTCAGCCCAATCCTCCCGTGTTCACCGGAAATCAAGGAACTCAGGTCATCATTTGGCGTGCCACTCAGCGTGAGCGGTTGACCGCCATCGGCGGCACTGACACAGCCGTGGATGACGTGGCTACACGTACTTCCACGTCGTGCTATATGAGAGGATTAAAGGAGCGTATTAGGCTTGTAACTAACGGAAGCGAACAGTGGATATGGCGAAGGATCTGTTTCACCTTCAAGGGAAATGATTTCAACAATCTGCCGCAGGATGTGGACTTTGTTGGAGTCTCCTCTGTCTTCTCCAATCTTACCTCTGCAGGTTACACCCGAGCCGTTCCTCTCGTGAACTTCACGGACATATACAACCAAAATATCTACAATCGTATCCTCGCCTACATTTTCAAGGGAACTCAAGCCGCAGATTGGCGGGATGTATACCAGGCGAAGACCGATAACTCTCGCGTTAATATCAAGTATGATCGAACGATCAGGCTAGCGTCTGGCAACGACTCCGGTACCGAGAGAGTCTATTCACTCTGGCACCCAATGAACAAAACACTGATCTACGACGAGGACGAAGTCGGAGGGAGACAAGGAGAGGGTTCTCTCAGCGCGATGCACAAGCAAAGTATGGGAGATTACTACGTAATGGATTTCGTAACTTGCGCAAACTCGAATACCGATCAGACACTAGTGTTTGACCCCCAAGCTACTCTGTACTGGCATGAACGATAGGTTCTGTCATATGAATAATAGTGCAATTTCCTTGTAACCACTCAATATCCCATTGACTAAGTGAGGCGTCCTGTAAAGGATCGTCGTTGCATAGCCACACCGTCGGTTTCCCCCATTCAATTAATACAGGGTCTTTGTATAATTGCTTCACCTGAAACTGCTTCTGGCACCCTAACCAATTCTTAAAAAGTGGCACGTACTTGAATCCACCCATGTCGTCAAAAACAGCGTAATCCACATCGGCATACTTCATAGCCTCAGCCCCAGAATACAGCCCACAAAAGTATATGTGGCTGCCTAAACTTCTTGCCCAAAGTGTCTTTCCCAGTCTAGTTGGTCCCCATAGGATGAGAGACAACTGTCTAATTATGTCAGCATACATATAACCCTAACCCTAACACAACCCAGATCCCTATCTTTTACTCCGGGGAGTAAGGCGAGGGCTGGCCCCCCGGAGGAACGGAGGGTCGGGCGGGAACCCCGCGCGCCGAGCCGGACATACCTTCTACCTGACTCCTCCTCTCCTCTTCGATGTATTTCAAGGTTGCGCTTACGCCATTCATCCAAGTCCTGTAGGCTTGAACCTGCAAACCGAACTCCAGTTGGGTGAGAGTACCGGATTGGGGCACTAGCATATCTCGACGCGGCATAAGATTTGAGTGATTGAAAGTTACGTAACAAAAGTTCTGGAGCCAGTCTTCGAACAGTCTCCCAAAACTCTGGTTCTGATTCACACTCGATGATTTGATGAAATTTCGACACATCCCCAGCCAGTCTCGATCGTTCGCACGGCCTCTCGAGTCCACCTGCCACAACATCTCCATCCTTCGTCGCGTAATCCCATCCAATCTCTGGAGTTCCTCTAGAAGGCGTAATGTTTGCATGGAAGCCTCGCACATCAAACGTGTCATGACGTCTAAATTTTCTTTTTCTTCCAAAATCGGCGAAAGCGTGGTAATGAGTACCTCCATCAGCATGAGATTCACGTCCGACGATACACTCTGCTTCAAGTGACGTGAAATGACTGACAATGTCCCAGGGATCCAGTCCATCGCATTGAGCATAAGTGAGTAAGGCATATCTGGCATGAAATGAAAAACTTGGCATGTCCCTGAGTACCTGTGGG